GTCGTCAGGCGTTGTCCCTCCACCCGCTGCGTCGGCGGAGACGAGATACGTGTGCCCGGCGCGTGGGTGCTCGAAGACCCTCCAACCGCCACCGACGCCACCACCGTCCTGAATAAACTCGACGATCGCCGCGTCTTTTCTCAGCGTGCAATTGGCGCGCAGGGCGGGGGAGTTGCGCAGTTCCTCCTTGCGTTCCTGAATGCGGCGAATCGAAAAGACCGGCCGACCCGAGCTAATGAACGCAATCGACCAACTGAGCGGCCATTCGGAGTCGAAGCGGTCCTGATCCCCGTCACATTTATTGATGAGCACGTTCTGCCAGAATCGCACCTGTGGTGGCTTAAGCCCGTATTCCATCGCGCGATCAAGCTGCAATTGTGTATATCCGAGTTCGGTCGCCATGCTCAGCGCGCCCATTCTGTCCTCGTCGCGATACGCGTCCTCCATCATCTCGGCTTTTAGTTCCTGCTCGCGCGCGTGCTTGGGCGACTCCGCAGGGATAGTGAACTCGTCGCGGCGCTGCCAGCCGAAGAACATGGGCACGAAGTTAAACCCGTCCTCCTGGTTGATGCCGCGCATAAACATTTTGTGAAATAGGTTGCCCGTGCCCTTGGCTGTGGACTCGATGAAGATCATTGTGCCCGGCACGTCAAAAACTGCATTGAGCACCGACTGCGCAACGTCGGCTGCGTCGGTGTTCTTTCGCGACTCGTCCCAGCTCGGTAGCTCGGATATGTGGACGATGTTTGGCGTTGAGCCTCGCTCTGAGTTCGCGCTGCCTCCCTGCGTCTGGCAGATAGCGCGCGACCCATTCACCCATTCGATGTTGTTGGCCTTTGGCTTGTAGCGCAGCTTTGCGCCGATGCCCGGCGTGAGGCTTTCCACAATGGTGCGCCCAATGAGGAACAATTCGCGCGTCGCCTTGTCCTGGTGCGCCATCGTCAGCGCATAGGTCTGCTCATTGAAGACGCACTGGTGGACGATCAACGCTTGAATGATCGTCGAGAAGCCGAGCTTACGCGACTTGCACACGATAATGCGCACGAAACCCTGTGTCTCCATTTGGCGCACCACTTCGTGGAGAAACTGGCGCTGCTCGTCATTGACGCACAGTGGCATTAGGGCATATGCCCCGGTTGCTGGGTTATTGCTCCGAATCCTGAACTCGTTCTTAAGGCAGAATTCCAGATCCGACTCGCAAAGATCCGTGTATTCCTTGGGGGGTGCGGCCACTTGTTACCTGTTGTGCTCTTCAAGCGCTTGCGTGAAGCGCGACTCAATTTCTGAGCCTGGTGAGTGTCTGAGCAGCATCGCGCGCTCAAGGTGCTCGGCTGCCTGCCGGGTGATTTTTGCCTCTTTGCCCATTGCCGTCATCATCACGTTGAGCTTTTCGGGGTCAACGCTACCGTCCAAACCCTCGCACTGTTCCCAAATCTCATCCAGCTTGCACAGTTGGCGAAGCGCTAGCGCGGTGTGCACTGCCGCTGTGTCGTTCATTCCCTGAGCCGCGTGAATCATGCCGTTGATCGTCGCGAGTCCGGGGACGGTGAGCGCGTTTTTCTTCTTTGCCACCTTATTATCTTACCCCCTTTGGCGTTTTGCTATTGCTATGTCTTCAATCATTCGTTACATGATTGACATGGCACAGTCAATTACAACGATCACAGTCTGCCAGCAAATGAGCGCAACCATGGATGAAGCGTGCGACCGACTCGCGGTATCGAAGCGCTTGCTGGCGAGCGTCATCGCGGGGATGATGTGCGGCGCGCTCGACCGCGTTGTTTCCCGTGGGGAGGCGGCTAGGGCCGCCGAAGACAAGCCCGTTCGTGGGCCGAAGTTTACCGGCACCACGGTGCAGGTTAGCCTGGAATCGTCCCTCGGGGAAAGGCTCGCGAGGCACGCAAAGACGCTCCGCATATCCCGCGCATGGCTCTTCCACTACTCGGCGGAAGACATTATCGAGAGGCTGGAGAAGATCGGCCAGGTCGAGGCACCCGCGAGAATGGTGCACAACGTCCTCGTCGAAGACTTTCCGGTCACCATTGCTGAACGACTGCGCAATATGCGCCAAGAACCACGAGAAGGGGGTGTCGATGGACAGCAAGTACAGCCCGTTTGAGCGCTACATACCCGAACCGCTGGGTAAAAACCTCATCATCGAAAAGCAGCAGAGGGGCGAGCAGACATGGCGACCGGGGGCAACGGTGCTTATGCCTGAGCAGGCTACCGAAGCCTCTGGCGCGCCAACCCTTGGTACGGTGCGCTACGCGGGGCACGAGGTTACGCGGGTGTCGGTGGGCGATTTGGTCATGTTTCCCCGCTTTTCAGGTAACGCCGTGGGGACAAATAACTTTATCCTCATGAGCGAGGAGCACATCCAGTGCCGAATGATCCCGATAGAAGCCTGAGCTTCACCGTCACCATTAGCCCGGAGATAACCCAAGCCCCCCTTGAGGCTGCGGTTGCTGACATTCTCATGTCATTCGAGGACGCACAGCAGCGGGCTTGGCTTGAGTTGGCTTCGCGGCAGCCTGCGTGGCAGGCACACGATGTGATGCCGCGCTCACGTCTAGCGTCCACCACGGCGATGCTTTTAGCGCTCGACAACCTTGGCTACACCATCACGGAAGAGCGCACGGACGACGAGTTGTGGATCATCACAGCGTCGCAGGACGGGAGGGATCCCCTCACAGGCGGGGGGTTCTGTCGTCTCTCTGCGCTTACGGTTGTCGTAACGCAGGCGCACGCACGCTACGAGCGCATGCGCGAGCTTGGCGTTATAGAACGCCGCTAGGTACACAGTCCATTTTCTCGATGCTATTGAGTCTTAGTAGCAATTTGCGGTAGTTTCGCCAGTAGGCACGGGTAGCGCGGGTGTGCTTGAGGCGTCTGCGGCCAACACCGCACCTCGTTGGACCACAGTTGTACACAACATCGGCCCGCGCACCGTGCCTTCTCCGTAGGCGTGCCAGGTACGCGGCTGCGGTTCGGCTCGCCACCCACACATCGCGCAGCAGTGTCCTTTGCTTGGACCTGGAACGGTAGACCTTTGCCTGGCTGGGCTTATCCTCAAAGTGCCCGCCGAAGGCTACGCTACGGGCAGCAGACAGGGTGAGCTGATAGATCCCTATGCTCCTCCCCTTGTCACCCGTCGCCGTCTGGACCCACCGGGATTCGGTGTAAGATAGCGCTAGCAGAAACACCGGGTCGATGTCGTGCGCCGCTCCCGCCACGCTCACCGCTTGCGCGAGAAGGATCGCCCGCTTGGCGCTCATCTTGCTCGCGGTCATAATCACGTCCGCCAGATAATCCGCGCTGCGGGGCACGTCCTGCGGGGGGGCAGACAGCATCAACAGCACCGCCAAACAAGTCGTCATTCATTCGCTCCTTAAAGTCGGGGTAATGGTCGCACCGATCCGCCCAGGAGCGTCCATCGACGTCTCTCCGGTACACCCAGTTTGAACCGTTACACAGCGTGCACTCACCCTCCATTTGACACCAAACTTAGCTCGGTCTGTGGTGGGGTTGGTTGACTGCCAGCGACCCGTCGCAGAGGCAGCCCGGAAACCCCCCGTCTGCGGTGAGTCTTGAGCCAACGCTGGGCGCGCTCGGCCCCCGGATTCGCCTCAATCACCGCATGCACCAGCTTATAGTCCTGCACCGGCCACCGGATATTGAGCTGACGACACCAAAAGCCAAACACCTCCACCAGCGTCTCGGTGGGGATAAACCCGTCAGCGTCCCAGAAGGGACCATTGCGCCCCTTTCTATCTGCCTCCGCCGACCAATCAACGCACATCGACTCCAGGCCCAGGTCGGCAATCAGTTGCGCAAACTCCTCGTGCTTAGGCGTTGAGCACTCCAAAAGCCGCTGCCGGGCGTCGTTTTGGTAAGGCACCGCAAGGTCACGCGCCACCTCCCTCTCCAGCAGATCATGCAAAAACGCCGCTGCGCCGGGCCAGCCCGCGTTACGCTCCGCAATCAAGTGCGCTACCTGTTCGTCCGTGAGCTTCTCCGTCTGGCGGAACACGCTATAGCGTCTATCTGACGGATCGAGGCGCAGTGGGTCGTCGTGGTTAGAGAAAAACACCATATTAAACACCGAGTCGAACTCGTCCGCACCCTGGAAATGGTGGCGCAGCGATAGCACAGGCTCCGTCACCCACAGCTTGAGCTTGTCGAGGATCCCCGCGTCACGCTTCGACGACGACGCGATCTCATTCGCCACCACAAAGAGCGAGGCCTGTAGCTTTTTATGGGCAAATTGGTCTTGAAACGTGTCTTTGCCCACCTCAACCACGTGATTCTGCCCGTAGAGCGACCGAACCAATCCCGTGCCGCCGAACATCAACCCCTTGCCGGTGCCCTGTACGCCGTGGAAAATGACCGCACTGAGGCACTTTCGACCCCCCTGACTGCCGTAAAGCGACTGCAACGGGTAGGCCAGCCAGTCCAAAAGGTACTCCAACCCCTCCTCGTCACCCGCGCACAGGTGCCTGAGCGCCATGCGAATGACCTGCCAATCACCCTCTTCGGGCTCCAACGGCAACCCCCTGTACGTATTGAGCCACGTATTCCCCCCGCGCTGCACCACAGGCTCGATGCTGCGGGTGTCAAACACGAAGTCGGCCGCAGGTTCCAGCAGCGTCGCCTGTTTCTTGGCATCCCACTGCGATAACCCACACGCGCGAAGGCGGGATGTCAGGCTCTGGCTGCCTCGGCCCTCAAACCATTGACAGTCATCCGTCAAATACGCGTACTTCGCATTGTCGAGCTGGAAAAACTGGGTCGTCGCCGCAGCGAGCACGCGTCGCCGCTCCGTCGCCTGCTCTGGTGACACCAGCACCTCGTTCCCCTCATCATCGCGGGATCGGCGCAGCCGTAACGCGCCAATCAAGGCGTCCGGGCCCAGGTCCACCGAGCACGCACTGCACCTGACCGTGCCTAACGCGGTCTGGGTGGGCACAACAACCGTGAGCGTGTTCTGTGGCTCGTGATTTGCCAGCGGGCACGGTAGACCCGACACCTCCCCCTCCTGGTGAGAGGTGCCCAGGGACTCATGGCCACCGGCCGCAAGGATCTCTACGACATTCCAGCGGTAACTCATGGCAGCGGTGCCGTTCGGATCTGACCCGCACGGGCGACTGCCTCGCGATAATCGAAAAGACGGTCGCGAAGCAGCGGTGCCGCTAGCGCACACGCCACGCCGCACCTCACATCGGCCATTGCCCGCTCCACCTCCACAACCAAACCGCGCGACGCCTCCACAATCTCCCGGTAGGCTCGCTCGCTGCGGGCGCTTTGGGCTCGCTCATACTCCGCTGCATCTAGTTTAGCCCCCATCCGTCCCCTCCGTGGCTTCGAGTTCCAGCAACTGGCGGGTGGCGACGTCAAGCCTCCGTAAGCGGACCTTTTTGGTGCCGGGACCGCTGACAACCAACGCTTTCGCTGCGTCACAAACCTCTATCAAAGCCGCGTCAAACGCAAGCATCGACACAACGTTTTCTGACGAAACATCCTCTAGAAGCGCGTCCACAAGCAGGCGCAGCGCGGGTATGTCCCCGTCTTGTGCATCCAGGGCCGTGCCGAACTTCTTCGCCCAACCCGCCACGATCCGCCGGGTGTCCGTGAACACCGACTTGCGAAACAACGCCGACTCCCGGTGGTGGCTGCAATAACACGACGCCTTTACCACCGGGTGGGCTTGAGATTGGTTTTTGTGATCCAACTGCGGCGGGTTGAGGAAGCACCTCCCCTCGTCGCGCGTAAGCGGAAACTGTAACCGTGCAGTTAGCCCGCTGGTGTTGAACCAAGCACAGCTATGGCAAGTCCCCTTGTTCTCGTTCCCCATCATCTCCCTCCTTGTCAATTCCATGCTCCACAAGTCGACGGTGCACAGTGGCCGGTGACCAGTTGAGCACCTGTGCAATCTCACGTATGGATAGCCCTTGTGAGACACGGAGCTTTTTTAGAACGTGTACTGCGTCGACCTGCATGCGGGCAACTGTCTCAGACGGCTTGTTGTGTGTCAACCCCTAATTAATCAGGTGTGCCAACCCTGTGCCATCAGGTGTGCCTTATGATTACAAGGGGTTCCAGACCGTAAAGAGGGCACTCGCGCGCGCGGGCCCGCCCAGGGGCGCGCTTATCCGTGCACGCCCGTATGATGCGTGTGTGCACATGCATGCGCGTAGAATTAGGTGTGCAGGTGTGCACACTGGGTATATGTGTATATATTACCTACACTTATCTAAGAACAGGGGATAGCACACCACCGGCACACCTGATTGCCAAGTGTGCACTCTGGGTTTCAGTGTTGCGTTCTGCTACCATTCTGGTAGTGTTCAGGTCTAACTATCTCCAGATCAGTCCCCATTGTTCTTGGGAGAGTTCAAGCCAACCCGTGGCACCTCCTTTTCATCTTGGTTCGCTGCGGGTTGGCATTCTAACTAGCCGAAATTGTTGGAAGCGCTCCTAATGATTATATTAATTACCGGGACCGTGCTCGCACCAGGGTACCCCCCCATACCCGGATCTGCGCGGATCGGGGTGGTTTCGCGACCCCTGGGTCAAAATACGGCGCAGTCTATCGTTTGTGGGTGGGTCTTGCCCATCTGGCGCAGCGCTGTGCCGTCGTGGGATCCTCTCGTATATATCTCGCGCGGGCCCGTGGCCACAGCACAAACAAGTATCTTAACCGCGTCACAGCCCCACAGTCCTCAGTTACCCTTAAGGGTAAACGCGTGACTAAACCGACCGTACTCGCCACAGTCGCAGCCGGGGCGGCGGCCGCGTTTATTCATGCGCCACCCCACAAGCGTGTCAACCGCCGCCATCTTGGACAAGCGTTACAATGTCGGCTGCGTTTACTGCCCGAAGACCGCGCGCTTCTACACATGATCGCAACTTCGCACAACATCTCCCCGTCCGACGTCGTGGCGCATGCGTGGACCTTATTTTGCCGCGCGTTACGAACGGGCCGCGACCCGCTAACCGGCGAGTGCATCGACTGGAAGGCCAGCGTTTATCGTGAGGATATCCCCACCGACCTGCGCGACTTTTTGGCCGAGTCCCGTTCCATTGTAAGCGACCAAATCAAACGAAAAGCGCGTCCACTGTTCGATAGATAGCGCCACAATCTCAAATTTCTTTTTATTTCCACTTGACACAATAATGTCACGTCGCCTATTCTCCAGACGTCACCGGGATTATCCGGCGGCAAAACCCAAGGGGACTGACTATGATTGACATTTACGCGCACCCAATGAATCCGACCATTTTGCTGGTACCACACAATGACGGCACCTACACCGTTCGTTCGTTCACAATGGTCGGTGGTTATCCTATCGCCTACGTGACCGCCGACAATGACGTGTTGTGTCCCGACTGTGTCACAGCGGATTTATGCGAGGGCTTTGATAGTCCTGTGGTGTCACACTTTATCAATTGGGAGGATACGGACCTACCATGTGGCGAGTGTGGCGATGCGTTAGAATCGGCGTATGGGGAGGCGAACTAGTCATGCTTTACACTTACACCGACCAAATGGCCCACGTGAACGATTTGACCCAATTTCTTGCGGCATGGATAGACGCGTTGTGTACCGCATGCGAGGACGCTGGCAACGACATGGCACTTGAACGCATCCGCTTTGCAGTCGGTGCCCACCTTGTGGGGTGGCGAGACGAGGCGACGTGTTGGCGGGATATCAGCCGGATCGGCCGCGAGGCAGGTTTTGTGGCCTATGGCGACAACGACGCACCGAACGGTGTTTCGGTACGCATCTATCACGTATAGCACCAGCATTGCGACTGCGGACCGAGCACACCGTTCGGTCCAACGTCGCAGCGCTTGTGCTGCAAACGACCCAAGGGGACTGACTATGAGCATGTTAAACACCAACGACCTTCAGAGCGTGTTGGCCGGTATCAAACGAACCGAAGAGGAGATCGGACTCGCAAAGCGCGACGTTTGGCCCAACGTATCGGTGGTTCCCGAGAACGCGCGGCAAAACTACCTTGCGACATTGGAAGCGCAGTTGGTCTACCTGGCGAACCGCACCGAGATACTCGCGTTGGGCCCATGGGCCACCTATCACGCGATGTGTGCCCTGCCCAAGAGCGAACGCGAGGCCGCATGTATCAAGGGGATTGCGACCGTAACGCGTGCGCTTGAGGCCGCGACATACCCGCAGAGCTGCCACTTTGAAAGCGAATTGGGGACGCTGCGCCAATGCATGCGGATCTGTTTTTAGTCGAAACGTCCCGCGCGCGGGGCGTCATGGGGATCCGGCCTACCCTATCTGATGAGACTGGCCAACACCAAAGGGGACTGAAAAAATGACTGACAAAGTAGGCTCACGGATTGTAGCGGCATGCGAGGGGGTGTGGCACCAGCTACGCTTGCACGTGCCGCGCATTCCCGACGCTGTAATCGTAATCAATACCGCAACGCCTATCACCGGATCCACTTGGTCTGGCGATCGGCCTGCGGACACGTGGACCAACGATGGCGAAACGTTGGGCGAAGTCGCAATCGCTGCGGCCGCGCTAAGTAGTCACAACAACGAACCCAAGGACAACGCGTACCATATATTCGCGCTTTTGGTTCATGAGGCCACGCACGCCATCAAC